TGACTGCCAGAGCTATGCGGAGATCGTGGGTCCGGGGAAGGACTGTGACAGCTGCAGCTGCAGCATGAATGTGGATATCTTTGGTCAGGCACTATGCGAGATACCGGCAGTGTCTGACGAAATTAGGATTTAAGAAAGGTGGTGGCTGAATGATTCATTGGATGCAGTTTGACGGTATGAAGGTTAGTCCAGAGGCGGCACAACGCAAACTGGAAGAATTAAAAAGATATTTAGCGGAACATCCAGAAGCGACGGCGATTGGTTATTTAAAAACAGAGGGTGACATATACGCTAGGTTTGTAATGCTGGATTGCTGTCAAAATTATAATGATTTAGATATTGCATGTAATTCATTTTCGGAAAATAGTTTGAGACATTTCGATAGAAAGCCATGCAACTTAGAATATTCGGGATATATTACAAAGTTGATTAATCTATAAAACTGAAATAAATGAAAGGAGATCCGGAGCGGTGGCCACCGTAACAGGATATCCTGGCTCCTTTCAAAGATTATGCCAAAAATAAAGTATGTTGCAAAGAATTTCAGGGCTGAGAGCCTTGAATTGATAGAGAAGATAAATAAGGTAGTGTCTGACTACCACGCGCAAGGATACAGCCTTACGCTTCGGCAGGTCTACTACCAGATGGTTGCCCGGGATATTATTCCGAATAACCAGAGAAGCTACAAAAATTTAGGGAACCTTATCAACGATGCCCGACTAGCGGGCCTGATCGACTGGAATGCGATTGAAGATCGGACCCGGAATCTGAAGGGGCTATCCCACTGGAACACTCCTGGTAGCGTGATTGAGAGTGCAGCCTACAGCTATCGCCGTAATCATTGGGCCGGTCAAGAGCACTATGTTGAAGTATGGGTGGAAAAAGATGCCCTTGTGGGAATCGTCGGCCAGGTGTGTAACGGATTGGACGTTGACTATTTCTCCTGTCGCGGATACGTTTCACAGTCAGAAATGTGGGCGGCTGCCAAACGGCTGCAGCGTAAGCAAGAGGCTGGCAAAAATATTGTACTTATTCACCTAGGTGATCATGATCCAAGCGGTGTTGACATGAGCCGAGACATTCAGGACCGTAACCGGTTGTTTGGTACTGATAATCTTGAGTTCCACCGGATCGCTCTCAATCGTGATCAGATTGACTTATACAATCCACCGCCGAACCCTACGAAGTTAACCGACTCCCGGGCAACCGGTTACATAGATCAACATGGATACGAGTGTTGGGAGTTGGACGCGCTGGAACCCAGCGTCATTACTGATCTGATTAAAAATGAGGTGCTGCAGTACCGGGACGATGCAATTTATCAGCAGGTAAAGCGGCAGGAAGAGGAAGAAAAAGAAGTTTTAATAACGGCAGCACGACACTGGGATGATATTGAAAGAAACTGGGAAGACATCCTTGACCAATATGTATACGGGGAGGGCAATTATTAATGTATTACTGGACTTGTTCCCGCTGCGGGGCGAATTTAGATCCAAACGAAAAATGTGACTGTGAGGAGGAGAAAGATGCACATTCCCAGATATGATCAATGGAAAACAATGCTTCCGGAGGACAGAGATTATATAGAAGATGATCGATTCCGCGGCATGCGAAGACGGAGTGAGGAAAATCACAGAATAGTAAATTTCAAGGAGGAAGAAGATGAAATTGTATGAATTAACAGGGCAGTATGAGGAGATCACGAACCTGCTCTACGATGGTGAAGCGGATGAACAAACAGTACTGGACACCCTAGAGTCTATCGACGGTGAAATCGAAGATAAGGCGGATAATTACGCAAAAATCATTAAAAATATGTTGGCAGATGCGGAAGCTGTCAAAGAAGAAGAAGAGCGGCTACACAAGAGAAGGATGTCTCTTGAAAACAGAGTTAAATGGCTCAAGGAAACCCTGAAAGCGAACCTTGAATTTATTGGCAAGACAAAGTTCAAAACGGAGCTTTTTAGTTTCTCTGTATCGAAGAATGGTGGTAAGCAACCGCTTACTATCACGGAAAACACAGATGAGATTCCCGGCAAGTTTTTGGTCCAGCAAAATCCGCTGCCAAACAAAGAAGCGATTAGAGATCTACTGGCTGATAAAGAAGTTGAGTGGGCAAAACTTGAACCTTATGGAACCCATCTGAATATCCGGTGATGCTTATGGGAGAGAAAGATATAAAAGGTATTCATCCATACCGGATGAATCAGATTGTGAAGACGGCGAGCATCATAACAGAGCAAATGGTTAATGGCCGGCACTTGTATCAGCTGACCTATCATGAGTGTGAGATTTGTATTGAATTAGTAATGGAAGCAATTAAGAAAAGTAAAGGCGAGGAGGATGCGTGATGTTTTTGAATAAGACGATGTTGAAAAAGTTTATTAAGAGTTCTTTTAAATGGGAAGGTCTTACAGTTGGCAGAATCTATGGCGGTCTGGTTGTGGCCGGTGGAACATGGATCACTTGGACTGAAGAAGGGTACATACCGAACTGGCTTAAGGCGGTAGTTATGGAACATACCGGAGAGCTACCGAAACAGGGATATGTATTTAAGGCGAAGAAGGGTGAGCCAATCCAGTATGAAATTGCAGATAATGAGCTGTACGATCTGCCATCCATGAATGCGAGATGTAGCCAAGCCTGCACGGTCACGCCGGTAATTATTGATAAGAAGGGGCAGGGAGTACAGCGCATTTTGCAACAGAACGGAACTTTGCGAATGTTGACCGTATCCGAAGAACGGTATAAGGTGATTGATTTGAGTGAATTAGGAGAAGAACATGCACCATCGGGACCGGCGATGTCAGTTGATGGTATCCTGATCTATAAAAATGAGCATTCAGCTTACGCATTTACACCGCTTGACAATATGTACGGAGCCGCAGAGAAGATTGCAAGACATGTAGAAATGATTGATTTCAGCGAGGAGGAGAGATAATGGCGATACCTGTATTAATTATTGGGAAGTCTGGTAGCGGGAAATCTGCGAGTATGAAACATTGCTTAGGTAAGGATTTTAACCTTGTCAGAGTGCTAAAAAAGCCGTTGCCTTTTAAGGGGAAGATTGATGGCTGGACCACAGACGATTACCAGACAATATACAAAGCCCTGAAATCGGGGCCGGCAAAGTCAATTATCATTGATGATGCAGGATATTTAATTACAAACTATTTTATGAAGAATCACAGCACAAAGGGGAAAGGCAATGATGTCTTTGGGTTGTACAATACTTTGGGTGATAATTTCTGGAACATGATCCAGTATATCATCAATAGCATGCCGGAGGACAAGATTGTGTATGTGATAATGCATGAGGACGTGGATGATCACGGGAATATTCGGGCGAAAACGATCGGGAAGCTCCTGGATGAAAAAATCTGCCTTGAGGGCATGTTTACAATTGTGCTAAGGAGTGTAAATAATCTGACGGAACATAAGTTTATCACCCAATCGGATGGCGGAGCGATTTCCAAGTCACCTGAGGGCATGTTTGAGGATCTGGAGATACCGAATAACTTGTTGCAAGTAGATAATAAGATCCGGGAGTATTACGAGATTCCAAATCACAAGAATAAAGAAAGCGAGGAGAAATAACTATGATAGCAAAACCACAAGGATACGACGAGGCGCAGGCATTTACTGGGGAATTTGCAAGTTTGCCGGCTGGATGCTATGTATGTGCTATTAAGCAGGCAAGTATGACAAAATCTAATTCTGGCCGAGATCAGATAGCAATTTTATTTGACATTGCTGAGGGTGAGCACAAGAACTTTTATGACCAGCAGTTTAAAGCAGCGAAAAGCCAAAGCTCCGACGCAAAGTGGAAAGGGGTATATAAACAGATTGTAGATGGGTCAAGTCTTCCGTTTTTCAAGGGCCTTATGACCAGCATCGAAAAGTCAAATCCGGGTTTTCAGTTTCCGTGGGGACGAGAAGGAAATGAAAAAACTCTGGTCGGAAAGAAATTTGGTGCTGTGATGGGGCGCGAGGAGTTTCTAACAACGGAGAATGAAAAGCGTATGGCTACGAAAGTTGTTCAAACCCGTAGCATCGATGGATTAAAAGACGCAAAAATACCAGAAGACAAACTACTTGGAGATGCTGCCACACCGCCGGCATCTCCACAGTACGGACCAGCTGATAAAGATGGCTTCATGAACATCCCAGATGGTATAGATGAAGAACTACCATTTATGTAGAGAAGATTACGAAGAGGTAAAGCAACGCTTAAGCATGCGAAGAGTGGCAGGGTATTATGGATCCCGAGTAAACCGAAGGGGATTCTGCATCTGCCCTTTCCATGCGGATAAAAACCCAAGCATGAAGATTTACGACCATGATAAGGGATACTATTGCTTTACCTGTCAAAGCGGTGGTGACGTAATAAAGTTTGTTGGGCATCTTTATGGACTAGGGAACGCGGATGCATGCAAAAAGTTAATAGAAGACTTTGCGCTGCCGATCAATTATACAGATCTGTCTTATGAAGAAAAGAGAAAGCGGCAGCTTCGTCAGATGCAATATAAAGAACTGCAACACTTCAAACGGGATGCATACGCAGTCCTGAAAGGATATTGGATATTATTGTGCGATGTCGCACGCGACTTTTCTTCTCCGCACTTTCCGGAAGCTATGCAAGAGCTTTCCATTGTAGCATACAGGCTTGAGTGCTTGGAAGAATGTCCGGAAAAATATTATGCAGATAGAGGGGCGGTGAAAAAACTTGGAGAAATCGAAAAACGAATTGCTGGATGGAATGACGGAACTGACTCCAGCCGACCCATTTCCGGATGAGCTGTTTTACCACATATTTGAGATAGATGATAGTGTGGAGCGTACGAAGTATATAGAGGCTATGCGAAATAGAGCCAGGGTGATGAAGAGGGTAAGTGAATTCAATTCCATCCTGAAAGCATTTTTCGTGGATTATTCCCAGAAGATGAAAGAAACCGGGAACAAAACCGCCTTTACCGGACAGCCGCTGGAATTAGATTGTGCCCAATGGCGAGCGAACGACATGGGTGTTGTCATGCAAAAATATGATAACAAGGGTATGCCGGTGATAGTTAATGCCTGTTCTCATCCTATTATGCCTGTTGAGATTTTGAAAAATGTGGATACAAGCGAAGAGCGGGTTCGGTTGGCTTATTTCAAATATGGATCATGGAGCCAGGTGACTGTAGGTCGAGATGTCTGCGCTGATAATGCCTCCATTGTGAAGGTGCTTAGTAAGATTGGGATAGAGGTAACAACTGAGAATGCAAAGGCGCTTGTGCGCTATATCAGCGATTGCGTAGGGTATAATCCGGCGAAACTGGAACCAAAGCGGTCAATCAATCGGTTGGGGTGGTCCGGAAGAGAGTTTATGCCCTATGCTGAGGACATTGTGTATGATGGGGCGGAGGAATTTGACGTTGTCTATAAAAATATTAAGCAAAGCGGCAGTTTTGAATCCTGGAAGAGCCACTGTTCAGTACTACGGCAGAGTAAAGTTGTAAGAATGGCGTTCGCCGCATCAGCGGCCAGCGTTCTGCTCGATAAAGTGAATGCTCTACCTTTTGTGTTCCATATTTGGAGCGGTGAATCAGGGACTGGGAAAACAGTAGCCATTATGGCAGCCATGTCTATATGGGGAAATCCTAAAATGGGTGGCTTGGTAAAGACAATGGACGTGACGCAGTACTACTTAACAAAATCAGCTGCATTTTTATACTCTATTCCCTTTGCAGGAGACGAATTACAGACGATTAAGGACAAATGGACGACTAACTTCGATAAATTGATTTACCGGATCACTGAGGGCATTATGCGCGGTCAAGGGAAGGCATCTGGTGGAGTAAAAGAAACAATGACATGGAGCAATAGCTTTCTCTTTACCGGCGAAGAACCGATTACGAAGCAAAATAGCCGAGCTGGGTCCAAGAACCGAGCTATTGAAATCGAGGTAGAAGAAAAGCTTGTTGAAGATGGAAATCATACTGTAGGTATACTTATGGAACATTACGGATTTGCCGGCAGAATGCTTGTAGAGTATTTACAAGATGTAGAAGTGAAGGAGTTAACCGAGGAATATAAGCGCTATTATGATGCGATGTGTAAACTGGATACGACAGAAAAGCAAGCTATGGCGATGGCGTGTATCCTTCTGGCCGACAAGATACTCACTGAGGTAGTCTTTTCCGATGAGACTCCGCTTGCGATCAAAGATGTTAAAGAGTACCTGAAAAGTGCAAATGAAGTAGATGTAGCAGAGCGATCTTATCAGACACTGTTAAACTGGATTGCTCAAAATCCGATTCGATTCCAGAATCCGAATAGTCCAGATACTTCAAATAAAGGAGAAGTCTGGGGAAGAATTGATGAGGATGAAGAACATCCGGAGATTCCACCTGTTGCAGTACTAAACAAAGATGTGCTCTGTCAATTTTTAGAAAAGAGTGGATTTGATTATGCTGCAGTGAGCAAGAAGTGGGCGGAGAAAGAACGAATTGTCAGAAATTCACAAGGTAAATATATCCACAACACGAAAGTATACGGAATAAAAGCCAATTATGTAAAGATAAGCATGGAGTCAGATGCAGATGAAAACGGATTTCTAGCGGTGGAAGATGAACAGATCAAGCTGCCGTTTGACTAAAAGTCTAACCTGTAAAAATAAGGTTAGACCTGAGGTTAGACCACGGAATGCCGCAAATACGGGCTTTATAGTATATAGTCTAACCGTCTAACCTGTCTAACCGTAATTCATATACGTGACGCGCGTAAAAATTATAATGAATTTTTTGTTATAAAAATACGTGATTATATGTCCGGTTTTTAGGGCAGACGGTTAGACCTAACGTTTTTACTTGGTTTGCAGTATGCATTTAGCTTAAAAATAGGATAGACAATTTGTGAAAAAGGTTAGACTCGGGTGAAGTAGGGATCAATTATGAGAAAAACGGAGGTTGGAAGAATGAGTAATAAAAGCGTAGGCACTGCCCTTGAACGGAAATTTGCAAAAATACTTGCTGATTATGGTTTTTGGGCGCACTGCATGAAAGATAATCAGAATGGGCAGCCCTTTGATATCATCGCCGCCCGAAACGGAACTACATACGTTTTTGATTGTAAAGACTGCCAGGGCAACATATTCCAGTTAAGCCGGATTGAGGAGAATCAGTATAATGCTATGACCTTATGGAGTGATACAGGGAATGGCCAGGGATTGTTTGCGATTCGCATGCCGGTGGGGATATATGTTGTTCCATTTAGGGTTTTGGCAATTATGAAAGATCGTGGAGAATCTAGCGTGCATCAAAAAGACATTGCGAAAATGGGACAGCGTTTCGATTATTGGATAGCATGCCGGAGTCGATGCGATAAGCAGGTGAAGTAATGCAGGTAACAATAAGCAATGAGATATATGTAAAGAATCCGGTGTCGGAGATTATCCAATGGGCGCGAGAAAACCTTATCATGCAGAATCCGGAATACCTCAAGAAACAGCGAATGGGTTTATGGACTGGTAATACAGAAAAGCAGTTGTATTTATTCTATGTGGATGGTGATGTACTTAGTCTTCCTTGTGGTGTGGGGAAACAGATTCGCCCTCTTCTTCCGGCAGAAACTGAGATACATCAGGACTTGGCTGACAACGGAAACATCCAGTTTGAGGGAGAGGTACCCCTCTATGATTATCAGGAGCTTGCGGTTGACGCGATGCAAAAAGCTGGCTGCGGGATAATACAAAGTCCTTGTGGATCCGGAAAAACGCAGATGGGAATTGCCCTTGCTGCAAAACTGCAGCGTAAGACGTTGTGGCTCACCCATACGACAGATCTGTTGAGCCAATCCTATGACCGGGCGAAGCAATGCTATTCTTCAGATATTTTGGGCAAGATGACTGCCGGTAAAGTGCAGATAGGTACTCATATCACCTTTGCAACGGTGCAGACGCTTTCAAAATTAGATTTGCGGAAATATAAATATACCTGGGATACCATCATCGTGGATGAGTGCCACCGGGTATCCGGGACTCCGGCCAGCATGAAAATGTTTTACCGTGTGATAAGCAGTTTGGCAGCGAGATATAAATATGGATTGTCAGCAACGGTATATCGGGCAGACGGCTTGATCAGAAGTACCTTTGCTGCATTAGGTGAAGTGCAATACCGAGTTCCAGATGAGGCAGTTATGGAAAAGACTATGCAGGTGAAAGTTCTGCGTAAAGATACCGGTGTAAAGGTGGAACGCTGCTGCTTGGATACAGACGGAACAATGGTATACAGTAAGCTGATTCCATACCTGACAAATAACCTTGACCGAAACAGAATAATCATAGGGGACATTGTAAGGAACGCTGCGCATTACAACTTGATTCTTTCTGATCGGCTGGAGCATTTACGAATATTGATGCAAATGCTTCCATGGGAATGTCGGGAGCTTGCAGTTATGATTGATGGCAAAATGACTTCTAAGAAGGCAAAGGGTGAACGCTTGCAGGCTATTGAGGATATGCGTACTGGAAAAAAGCATTTCCTGTTTGCATCTTTTAGCCTGGCAAAGGAAGGGCTGGACATTCCCAGACTTGACCGGCTGTATCTTACGACACCGAAAAAAGACTATGCTGTAGTGACGCAGAGTATTGGGCGGATCGCTCGGACATTTAAAGGAAAGGAAGATGCGCTTTGTTATGACTATGTAGATGTTATTCAATTCTGTGAGAATCAGTATAAGAGACGGAAGACTAGCTATAGAAAGGCAGGGTGTGAAATTAGTGAATGAAACTGAGGAAAAGGTAAAAGCCATTTACAACGATGTCTGGAAAATTTATAAAGAGTTTCTGCTTAACTACGATATGGCGCATTTCAACAACCAGGTAGTTGAATTAAAAAAGCGATATGGGAATGATAAGTTTCTGGTAGATATCCTCTGGGCGTTTGTGCCAATCGTAAATACTCTACGTGCCAGTTGCCTGATGAAGCAGGATGGAAAGATCAAAGAAGAATGTTAAGAATTGTTAAGATTCAAAACGACGAATAGGAGGTCGAGAGAGTATGGGAAACACATTAATAATAAATTTGTCTACGCTGACAGATTATGCGGCTGTCAT